GATGCTCCCAATTTGGGAGAAGATGAAACCCTACGTCATAAATTGGACCGCCTGTACCATTACCTTTTCGTGAGGATATGTAATATCCAACGATGATATTTACTATAAGTGACAAGAGGAAAAGTAGCAATATCATCTAACGTAATATATACTTAGAAATTCTTTTAATCTCACCGGTTGCGATGTACTCGTCAATCTTGTTTGCAATACCTCGACCAATACCTGTGACTTTATTGGGACCTTTACAAATTTCTGTACCATTCGTAACTTCAAATGGAAGTTTGCGGATAGATTCAGCTGCCTTTTGATATGCATTAATCTTGAAAGGATCATCTTCCAAATTGGCGAGAATTTCCATTTGTTCTGCAATATTTTCATTGGTGTCAAACATTTTCCCAGTTTCGAGGAATTCATTCACTTTTCTCATGATACCCTTGCCAATACCTGGCAGATCTGCAAGTTGTTTTCCGTGAGTTACTTTGAAGTCAAGGCGGTAAATGGTATTAGCAGCCTTTTCATACACGGCTTGTTTGAATTGGTTTTCTTCTTCACACGCAAGTTTGTCAAAAGCCTCTGTAAGTTTTGTGTTATACGAAACAAAGTAGTCCGAGTCCGAGTCCGAGTCGGAAGCAACGGATTCTTCATCGGACAAGTCGGAATCGACGTAGTGGAACATATTTTCGTACTCAAGCATATCTCTCTCTTCTTCGCATTTGCGAAGACGCTTCTTGAGATCAGCGTTTTCCTTTTCAAGGTTGGCAATGTAGGTGGCAATGGAGTCGGAGTTCATTGTAAGTGATGTGTCCTTTATAATGAACCTGTGGTGACTTAGGTGTGCAAATTTGCATTCGCTGTACGGTACGTCTTCCCCTTCATCACATAACTATGAACTCTCGCATAGCCCCACGCCTGTGGAGAAGCTCCTGGACGATGCCCAGTTCTCCACGCGGCGAGACCTCGGTTGTACACAGTCTCTAAGGTCTTGAGAGGTATCTTTGTAGCCTTCGCGATCTCCGGGAGGGACTTGACACCTGGATACTTCTTTCTAAATCGTTGGGTGTATGAGGATGTTCTGGTCTTCATACCCTTATCTGTCTTGAAATCCGTGTAATCCTTCTTGAGCATCTTTATGTAGCGGGTCTCTACATTTTTGAGGGTCTTGAGACCTCTAAAGTATTTGAGGGGAGCATATATGGGACCCCTCGTTTTACGCAACTCCCTAACTTTTTTGGATATGTCGTCGTCTGTGAGAGGCATCTTAATTATTATGTAGAATTAAATTAATGGAATGGGGTCGTCAAGAAGCTCTTGCACCTGAAGATGTATTCAAAAATGATTGTTACAATTGTTGTTTAGTTGGAACTGTATTAAGTTTGATGTCCACTGTAGTTTTAGTAAAAATGCACGTCGCTGGTTATTTTTGACTCAGATGTTTGATAGCTTCCAAAATATTTGAGTAAATTGTGTTACCAAAGCGAACTCGTCCCGTTGTTGCCGACATCCACCCACGATGCCCATTGAAATACGCTCGCTGTATATCAACCATTATAAAAAAGAAAGATTATTTTATAGAAAGTTGAGATGGGTCTCACAATTATTATGGGAAATATGTTTTCTGGTAAAACTTCTGAATTGATCAGACGACTTAAGAGATACAAAGTCATAGGTAAGAAGATTGTTGTCATCAACTCCTCAAAAGATACTCGCTCACCTGATGAAGTTCTGAATACCCACGACGGTGTTCAATTTCCATGTCTCAAAGTTGATCACATTTCCCACTGTATTATTGAGGAATCATTCTGCAGTGCCGAAATTGTAGCCATTGACGAGGCTCAATTCTTTTCAAACCTCAAAGAGTTTGTGGAGATGTGCCTCTTTCTTGAAAAATCGGTGATCATAGCTGGTCTTGATGGGGATTATCAACAGAAGAAGTTTGGTGAGATCCTAGACTGTATTCCAATGGCGAGCGATGTTGTGAAACTCTCCGCTCTCTGTATGGATTGTAAAAATGGAACACCTGGACCATTCACGAAAAGAATCGTCAAAAGTGATGCACTTGAGTTGGTGGGTGGTACAGATATGTACAAGGCGGTATGTCGTAAGCATCTCTTAGAAGCGGTAGATGTCCAAAATAAGAACCACTCTTTTTTGAAATCCGCGCTTCGTGACTCGGTGGTATCTTGAGTGGTCAAATAAGAACTCATGTCCAGATTGATGTCGGTGTGCCTCATATTCGGTGTACAACACACAATCACGACCACTCTTTATCGTAAGATGGTATCTCAACATCATATTACTTTCAGCTCGATGTGCTGGTATATTCATAGGTGCGTCCATCACGGCGAACTTGGCAGTCTCTTTATCAACACATGGAATTTGGTCAATTATTTTTTGAATTTCTGGGAAGTCCTTAACTTTATAGTAGTAATACTTATCATTCTTCTTGAACCATGGATCAAGTTTGTGAAAGTAGTGCCTCTTGGCGGTATCTACACCCTTTTCAAACTCTTGTAAAATTTTATTATAGTTGACCTTAACAAACCAAAGATTTGGATAATCTAATACATTATATTCAAACTTATGGAGGATGAGATCTATCAGTGTATTTCTCATACCAACAAGAGGTCTAAGTGGCCTTTGAAAATACAATCTATCTATTGGGGATTTGAGATAATCATGAAGAACCAGAACTACTGGTAACAACAGGAAGCGCCACATTAATTTCTCAGTATAAAATAAAAATGCCAGGTTACGGCAAGCGAATGGAAAAGTATGCCCCAGAGCCCACTGAAGAAGCCCCAGAATTGGAACAACGATTTGTGATGCCACGCGTCACCCTCGTTCAGTTGACCATCCTCGCGATGATCCTCTACTATGCGTGGTCTGTGCGTAAGATGAACAAGGCTGTTGTCTCCACTGCGGCTCTTGCCATCGGTCTCCTCCACATGTATGATCACATGTACCGTGTAAAGCGTGGTGATGAACGTCTCTTCTTCTTCCCAGAAGCCAAGAAGGAGGGATATTGTGGTGCCTGTCAAAAATAAATTAATAGTAGATTATAAGTATGCGCGTCAAAATTATTCGTAGCCCAGATAGTAAAAAAAAGTTCAGGGCAATTTTAGAAGACGGTAGGACTGTTGACTTTGGTGCAAGTGGGTATTCCGACTACACCAAACACAAGAATCCTTCACGCATGCGTTCGTATGTCCTTAGACACGGTGGTCAGATCCCAAAAAGTATCATCGCCGAACGTAATCCAGCGATGATACACAGAATGATGCGCGGCATCGATAAAAGTGACAAGGAAGATTGGAAGATGAGTGGTATTGGTGGTGCTGGTTTCTGGTCACGATGGTATCTATGGAGTCAACCAAACTTTGGGGATGTCAATAGATTTATGTTAAAAAGATTTGGAATTAAAATCCTCAAAAGTCACTAACGTTCCATTCTCGATGAGAGACGCATATTCATCATCCATGGGCAAACTTGCCTCGTAGTACACGCGTTTCATATACATGTCCATGTCGTCAAAATACTTGAGAAGTTTGACGAGATCTTCATCGCGTGCGGTATCCACCACTGTATCAAACTTTGCTTCCGAAAACTGTCCATGGGTTATGAGATTATCCCTGATGAACTCTTCAATGGGGCATTCGGGATCGGTCGCGATCTCATCAGCTTTGTATGAACAACTCATGAGAACGCGAAGACCACCACCGATCTTCTTGAGGAACTCCTTCTTTTCGGGGGTGAGGGACATTTTTGAACTTGAAAATGTAATTACACCACGTGACTTAGGTATTAATTCTTTGCGAGTCCACGCTTTCTCAGGTTAGCTAAAAATGCAACCCGTGGATTGAGAGGTGGTGCTGGTTTCTGGTCACGATGGTATATCCGGGGTTAGGATGTTCATGTCAAAGAGATTTGGTATTAAAATCGTCTAGTATAATAGATGTTCAATTCCATTTTAGTTCTGGTTCTAATCTGTATTTTGTTATCAGCTTCAAGTATCCTGTATATGAGATTCAGACCAACGCTTATAATAAATAATGCTAAGAAGTTGATGGAAGATGGTGTCTTTTATGGATACACAAAATGTAATTTTAAAGGTGACAAATTTGAAGGTAATATTAAGAATGGAAAATTCACATTAGTCACTGATAATTATACCTCAATTCAATCAATTATTGTACCTCCAGGAACAAAAATTGAGACTCACAGAAATGTTGACGCGACAGGACCACAATATAATTATAAAGGACCGACAATTATACCATGTGGGTTGGAAATAAAACATATAGTTGGCAAGAAGGATTAAGTAATTTTCTCATTAAATAGTAATGAAGACGTTAGGAATCATAATTTTGGTTTTGGTGATACTATTGTTTTCTGGATTGGGATTTATTCTAACTAGAAGTCCAGAACCAGAACCAGAACTAGTGATAGATCCGAGTGCTCCAGGTGTTCATTATTATGAAGAATGTGACTACAAAGGGAAGCATAAACTTATAGATGTAGCTCCATCACTAATAGGTGACAGTTTCAAATCTGTACGGGTAATGGATGATTTTGCTGTGAAAGCACTTAGTACGACAGGTGAGGAAGTTTTTATTAAAGGTCCTAGTACAGTTAAATGTACAGAATTTAAGAGTATGGAAGTGATTCCAAACTAATTGTTAGCTAAACCACGCCTTTTTAGGTTAGCCTTAAGGTCGGCTAAAAGTGCCGCTCGTGGATTAAGACTCATTGGTGGAGGTGGAGGTGGAGGTGGCACAGCTGCGCGTCTTGGTGACATACGTACTGGCTGGGCAACACGTTGTACTCTTGGTGCATTTGGTCCAGCCTCTCTGAGGACCATCTTACACACACGAATAAACTTTTTAGCACTTTTAGCCTGGTTTTCAAGTGTTTGTGGGGTGGTGCTTTTGGTTGGAAGTTTCGCCATGAGTTCCTTCTTTGTAAGTTTGACGCGCTTTCCCTTGACATCTTTGGTCACACGGAAGCCCAACTTCTTGACTTGTTCTTTGAGTTTTTCGTACTCCATTTAATATAAGTGAGGAAATTATTGATACCTGACACCAGCTCGTGTCGCCGCATCATCAATTTCATCAACCACTTCCCACGCCCACCTACACGCCTGAGCGTCGTCGTGTTCACAAATACTGTGTGCAATGTCCAGAGCTTCGTGAAGAATCATCTTGAGACGCATTTGTCTTGGAGTTATTTTATATGGCTCTCGCAATGATGGTGCTTCATACATTTGTTGAAGTGCGATGCGAGTAATTTCAGATTTCTTCCGTTCGTAATCACCTTTGTGAGCTGCGATAATGCGCACACTTCGGCGTAGTGGTTTAGGTTCGGGTGACCAGTACCCGAACCGCTTGAGGGTCTTCACCATTAAATATCTTTCGGGAGATATTTTTAAGTCGGATTACCTTAAAGTTATAGATCAAAACAATCATATGGAAACACATCTTTTAATTACAAAGGTACTTCTCCCCCGTATTAGACAACTTGAAGAAGAAGTGGCCGCTTTGCGAAGACACACATGGCCTTATGTTCAATCACAGAAGGAAACAAATCAACTTGATGACATGAATGCAAAGAGGGACTTTTTCAAAAATCTTGACGACGATACAATTTTGGAACTCTTGAGACTCAAGGCGAGACTCTCAAGAAACCCAGGACTTCAGGGAAGAGAATTTGATGTTATCACGACCTTGCGTAATAATTTTTGTTAGTGTATAGTAAATGGTATTA